GAGAGAGATCTCCAGCATCTCCGATATACCCTTTAGACGAATTTTTCTTTCCCATTGTAAAACACGTATTTTTCCAAACGTCGGTTGGATGGAAAGCCGTTCTGTATCCAGCTACCTTAAACCCGGCCTCTTTAGCTTTTCGTCTACATTCTTCCGGTGACATCTTATCGTGGTGGTGTCCCCCAACACCACCCCATATCTGATGAGATTTAAGTCCCCGCTTTTGTCGTCTATCGTGACCCCACGCTGTGTGTCCGTGATCGAAATCAATACATCCATCTTCAATCTTTTGACCCGGTTTTGTACATCCCATTAAGTGGTTTTGTTCGGAACCGGGGTGTGTATCCGCTGTCATGAGAAGTGGATCCATGTAGTGCCAACAAGATTTGTCGTGTTTTCTCCATCCCCAACCCGTAATATTGTTCCGTTTTGCGTTTTTCCAACACCTTTCTGCGGTTTTTGCGCGTCCCTTACGAACGGAATACCACGTGTTTCCGTAAGGATAGTGACTCTTTGTCGGCGCCTTAACGATGGGATGACCTTCCTTTGTGTCTATATTGGAAAAATCATTCTTCGCCGCTTCCTTTGCCGCCTCGGCTTCCTTTGCCTTTCTCGCACGCTCTTGGTCGGCGCGGTACATTCGTCTTTTTTCAGCATCTGCCGCCTCTCTGTCTCGGCGTTCGCGCTCTTGATCGGCACGGTCTTCATTCGCTGCCCCCTTTTCCTGGATCATTCGAGCCATTTCGGCCATTTTGGCTCCTTGTTTTTTGTAACGTTTATACATCACAAATCCCAAACCAGCAAAAACCACTAATAGTATTATTGATATTTTAGGCGGAAGCATGCCAAATAATCTATATACCATTACATCACAATTTTTTTTCGTGACATATATTAAAATGTTAGACGAATCTTATGCCGTCGCACCCTCTGTCGAAAAACCAGAAGAGACGAAAAAAACGAACATCGCCCCGTACGTGATGATTTTACTCGTATTGGTGGCCCTCTTCGTTGCCTGGAGATTGTTCGGCAGAAACATCATTCATGTCTAAATTTGTAATAAATCTTATACCCCGACAATAATTAAAATATTCATAAATAGTAACATGATTGCTTTAATTATTCTCCTTATTTTGGATATCTATATTTTATATAAAACAGGAAGCCGTCAGCAACCAAAGGAAGTCGCCGGAAAAGGCAAGACCTGGACTGTTTACGGGACCATGGGATGTGGATGGACTCTTAAACAGCTAGAGTGGTTTAAAAAATCGGGTAAATCCTATAAATTTGTCGATTGCGACAAAGAAGGATGTCCCGGAATGGAGGCTTTCCCTACGCTCATTAGCCCAAAAGGCGAAAAAATTGTCGGGTATAAAGAAGTCTAAAGACCACGAACGACGGACAACGCGATAGAGAGGATAAAAGCTTCAAGAAGCGTATCAACCTTTCTCAACATGCTTACGTGCTTCACCAGCGACCTGTTCCAAAGAAGCTTAAGTAAGAATGTGCTGATGACGAGATTGAGTAAGAACAAAATAATGATGCGAGTACGCTCATTCGGGCTTCGGGTTTGGGAGATTTCCTTTAACATTTAATATTAGTCAATAATTTTTTTCTGAAGTAAACTTAAATGGCGAAGGATTTGCCCTTGTCTGGTTCTGAAAAAAAATTCACCAATAGACGGTGGGGGTCAAAGACAGGAATCGATAATAACAATTGCTACGCATACGCCGTGGGTGACTACGAGGCGTATCGATGGCAGAAGAGTATTCCAGGTGACAGATCCGGTCTTTCAAATAAAGGACACACCTATACACACTGTACAAGTCTCCCAAAGAGAGTTTTGTCCGATAATCCCACCAAAATATACAAAGTCGCAGCGAACGAAAAGTGCAAAAAGGGGTATTACAAAGTGATGATGTTTGTTAGTCCCGGGAGACCCACAAATTATATTAGAATGGGAGATTTCCACTTCTACAAACAACACGGTGTCGTTGAATATAAAGTGAAAGAGGGTGATACGGTCGCGAGTTTAAGTAAATTCTTCAAAGTACCGGAATCAAGAATTCGTAGTGCGGGTAAGATCGAAAAGGGTAAGAAAATCGTTTTTAAAGCTAATGTGTTCTCTCATAAGAGGGGCTGGGCCACAGGTCCTCTTTTGAGTGATGCGTCTGGTAAAATGATAAAGGATCCTAGATATGCGGCAAGGAATTATCCTGGTTTAAATTACACAACCTACTGTAGTTCATTCTGTGTCCGTGACACGGGAATCAAAGTCGGAAAGACTCATCCCAAGGTCAGACAGAAGGCTTCTAAGGTCTAATACGTTTTCTATATCAAAATTGATGTCACATTCATTTAGAAAATCCATCATGGCTTCTGACTCCGGTACAACTCTAGATTCGGAGTTTTCTGTATCATTGTTCTTAACAGTTATTGTCACAGAAAACTTAGAAACATCAAATAGTTTTCGACATGTAGGACACGTGTTCTTACCTTTTTCTTTCCATTTATCTAAACATTCCGTATGAAATATATGTCCACACCGTAGGCGTGTATTTGATCTGGTCGATCTAACCTCTGTAAGACATATAGAACAGGGAGAGGACATTAAAGTATTGGTATAAGTTTTTTTTGCGTATTTTACGTGATTAGTTAGTATCCGGTTTAATGAGACCCTTTTTCGCCTGTTCCTTTTGGAGTTGTTCAATCACGGCCGGACCGCCTTTCTGGAGAAGTTGTCGGTAGGAATAATTATCCGCATATTGAACACCATTTTTTTGCATGATGTGGTTATTCAAGAGCTGTGCTGAAGAGTTAAGAGAATACTGACGACCATCTGCCATTCCAAGTCGTTGCGACATGATCTGATTTACCATGACGTTAGAAATTAATTTTTCTATTTGTGATAGTCTTGAGCCATGAATGATACCCACTGTCGCGCAAGGCATCGACCATGGTTTCAATTTTGTGTCCAAGAAATATATTGAATATGTCCTTGTCTTGAGTTTCGGTAACCCGAATTTTTTCATTTTGGTTAATGTGTTGATTGATGATATTGTATGCGAACACGATCTCCTTCAATGTCTCCGCCCCGGTGATGATAACTTTACCAGTACTAAAAATACTGGTTGTAATTTCTTTCATTTCCTCCGCTGGCCTGAACTTGATCTTCACCGCCGAATACCGATCCGGTTCAAAGCTAATCTTAAAAATATCCGAATGTTTTTCAAAATGTTGCGCAACTTCCATAAGATTGACGTTATAATTCAAACTGAAATTACTGTTTATCATGACCACACGGAAAGAATCCAATGGCGTGGGCTTTTCCAAACCTAGACAGATTTTAAACAGATATTCCAACTGAGTAATGATTCGCTTTGCGTCGATGAGATCAGATGCGCCCGCGATCTGGATAGAACCATTTGGGAAGACTTTCACGGACTTGACGGAGTATTGATCCTCGTATGTGAGGGTGATTTGATTATAGAATGTCGTGGGTTTCAGTTTCCACTCAAATCCATCAAAATCTGAACCAATACGCCGGAGTTTTATAGAACCATTTTCTTCAAAAAGCTGTCGGAGTTTTTTAATCTCAATTTCCCGTTCGAATTTAGAAATCACGGTTATAGTCGTAATTTTAATCCATGAAGGTTTATATTCATCGGGCATCTTAGATCTAAACTCATCCAGAGTTAAGAGGTAAGAAAATGTATTATTGGCGATACTCGAATATTTCATTCTTTTTGACTTAAAAAAATCATGAACCGAGGTAACTTAGGAAGTCTTTAATGTCATGTTAATGAGTTTAAAAGAAAGCACGGAGATTAGTCTATGACGTCATTCTTAAAGAGTGCGCTGAATGTCGTTGATCTCGATTCTAATTTAAATTATGTGGAAATAAAATATACTAAATGGAACTATAATTCTAATACATATGAAGATTTTACCGATTACTTATATACGTCCAGTAAGGGTGATTGGACAGAAATCACCTGTTCTAAACAAGATATCCAATATGAAAATTTTCTACAAACCATGGTTGAAAAAACGATCGAATCCACGCAACGAATGGCTTTGATCGCTCTAGATAATTTACTCGCTAGAAAGAA